TAGGACGGGTTTTATCCCACTCATCAAGAACAAGTATAACCTTATTCTTTTGAGATTCCTTAGCTGCTTTATATACTACTGACTCTTCTATTTTAATACCCGACTTTGTATCCTCATTCGGTATCATCTTAAGTAACAAGTCATCCTCACGTGTGCCTGGAGTACAACCATAAAAGAATAGTTTATGGTTTAATACCTTCGCCAACTGCATTGGTAGGAATGACTTGCCCGTTCCAGCAGGACCAAAAAGAAAGGCACCACCAACTGGTCTACTCGATACTGCTTGAGCAAGTGTAGTGGTGAATGTACTATTACATAAGTACCCTTCTTTATTTAATGATTCATGCAAACCCTGTAGGGTTTCTTTTTTCATTAGTTTAATTTCTCCTTGTTAGGATTGCATGATAAACAGCCCAAGCAAGGTACTCATGGAAGAGTCCTTTAGTCTCGAGCTGTTCTTTGTATTGTAAGAAGTACTTCTTTAGAGCCTTGAGTAGGTCGCTATCCTTGTCCGTAGACTCGGCTATCTTTAAGACCTCCTGCATCTGCTCAGCAGATAGTATTTCTTCTAGTGGTTTACTTACCATATTACCTCCATCTGTTTTTATACTTACCTCTCCAGCACCACCACCTTTCTAGTGCTAGTACTAATAATATTGCTAACGACAGGTCAATGCCGTTAATAGTATCTATTACTTCCAAGTCTAATCACCTCCTTTAGTGTTGCTATTATAGACCTCCATCTCTGCCCTGTGCAGGAATGAAGATATTATACTATTGAAATCTTTCTTACTACAATGGAAGCATAAGGTAGGTCTGTCTATATCATTTATATTAGTGCTCATTCCTTCTGATAGGTCAGCACTACCATCAGCATTCATAGGATATATGATGCCGTTCTTACTGTCAAGCACACTACCTATACTGCGTAGTGGTACGAGGTCAGTCTTATCTATTGTACTCATTACTTATTTCCTTATTTTAATTACTTACTCAAAATCTTTGCGTAAAAATATCTAAAGCCAGGACAAATCATCCTCGCTTATTATTTTATAGGTTTATATCTCTGAGATAAATTCCTACAGCTCAGCAATTTTCAGGTATTGTTTGCATAGGCTATCGTCAAGTGCCTTATTACCAACAGACCTTGCCCTTTTAATCTGCCTCACAAGTTTATCTAATTTATCCTTCTTGATATCCTTATTTGATACTGAAACAGTAATCAATTTATCAGGACGATACACTATCCTCTTATGTCTTTTATAGGTTGGATAGATTACTTTCCTAATATAATGATTATTAAAGGTGTTAACCTTACCTGTATTCTTGTTGTTTATCCTAATATTACATTGGATACCGTACCTATCAATTACAAGTTTAATTAACTGGTCGAGGTCTTTATTTGTTTTAACATTCCAAACAATACCCTCTATATCTGGTGTCTTAACAGTAGCCTTCTTACCTATAATAACTATACTAATAGTATCTATATTCATTGTCCTTGTTTAATTAGTTTAATAGTTTCTGAAAAACCTTAAGGAATGACCAAGCATAAAGCTCGGTCATCCTATTCGGTTAGTGTGTAGGTTAGTCTACTTTGACTATTGCCCCATCTATCTCTTCATAAAGTACAGAACCATCCTTCTTAGAAGCTATTTTTATAGCTAGTTGCGGGTCTCGGATATTCCCATCCTTGTCAACGAACAACGTCTTCCCGTCTACAATCTGACAAGAGTCATACAGCTTAGCACATTCCTTCTCAAGACTGTCCACTTGCATCCGAAACCAAGTCATGGCTTGAGAATAATGCAGCCTTCCACGTGTTCCACCATTGGATGCTATTTCATACGAACCTTTTTCCATGTCCGCTGGTATTTCGACTGTTTTGGGAATCCAGCTTTTATCTATTGAGCGTAGCCTTTCGATTTCTTCAATAAGTGCATTTGAATCTACGAATTTAGCAATATCCTTTAGATTAGCTATGGACTTTTTACCGTTACTTAGTAATGTCATTTTTAACCGCCTTTTTTCTTTATTTGAACTAATTTAATTTGACTGTCCTTCAGTCAAATAGTTTATTTGGGGGCGTACAGCCCCCATAAAATATAATACAATTATGTAACACAAAACAGTAATAGTTTTTGGTGTATAATAATAGGTTCCCGTCGTAAGCTTACGTAAGTTTAGCAATATAGCAATTTACATTGACCTTATGCTTTCCAACGAAATAGGACGAACCACGAAAAAAGGACGGGGGGGTGCGGTGGGCGGAAAAAGACAGACACACATTGTACGCCTATTTTTTGCATTTTTGTATATTTTCCTAATTTTTCCTCCTTTAGTACTAATAGTAATACTCTTAAGTCTTATAGTAATAAGTACTAATACTAAGAACTAAGTAATAAGTACTAAGAACTAAGTAATAAGTAATAAGTATTAATATATATATTATATATATACTATATAGGCGATTAAAAATAAATTGTGTTTTGTACTATTTATTAAGTAACTTACCTGTATGAATATTAAAACATTTGATGACGATGCCTTTGCAGTAGATGCAGAGTCTTTTTTCCATTTATGGTGTTGTGATTGCAGTCTTAGGCACTTAGTGACCATAGAGGCAGTAGGTAAGGGTGCTGATGTCTTTAAGAGTGAGGGTGGTAAGATAGCAATCGGGTTCACTAGGGATGATGAATCTACTAGAATGGCACGTAAAGAGAAGCAAATAGTAGTATATACACGTAAGAAGTAATGTACAGTAGAATGGTAAGCTCTAAGATGGAGCATTTGTACGACAGTATAGAGGAATTTAAGGCATTAAACCCTGGTACTGTAGTGCAGGAGAGTTGGAAGACTGCTGATGAGGGTAGTTGGGTACTTACTGACGACAATCAGGTCTGCAGAATACTACGTAAGCTAGATTTTAAGCGTAGGAATAGTGATAAGACTTTAGAATATATCCGCACATTACTTGGAACTGTAGTAATATCGCCTAAGGCTACCCTAAAGGGTAAGCCAGTGCGTAACATTTACTCCTTTTCCAAGGATAAGTATGCAGATGCAGTAAGACGGGACCGTAAGGAGCCTACAAAAGGTGAAATAATATTTGCAAAGTATGTTTCTACTGGATTATCTCCAGAAAAAGCATACATGAGGGCATTTAAGACTAATAATGAGCAATATGCTAAGAATATTTCCAGTAAATTAATAAAAAGTGAGAGGATACAGAAATTGGTAACAGAAGAAATGAAGGAGGCACTAGATAAGGTTGGGGTAGACCCGCAATACCTACTAGAAAAGTCTAAATACATCATAGATAAGGAAGAAGCACGTGATTCTGATAAGCTTAGGGCAATAGAGACTCTAATGAAAGTAGCAGGAATGTTCCCAGCAGGAGACAAGAAGACGGAATCACTTACAGTCTTCCAGGGATTTTCCCAGGAGCAGCTAGACCAGCTAAAGAATGCAGATGTAAAGGCATTAGCACATGCTAGCAGGGAGAATAGTAATGAATAATGGTTGGCTGGATATAGATGTTGTTGATGATAAGGATGGTTACTATATTGTACAGAGAATAGATAACTATGTTGTAATAAATAATAGAAACAATAAAGAAGAGGGTGTGCATAATAACATACGCTCTGCACAGAGGCAGTTAAAGGTATTAAATGAATATAAAGATAATACTTCCATACAAAACAACTAGAAGCAGTACTACTATAACGGTAGTACCTATATGGACAATTAGTGCAAATTATAGATTCTGCCCTTAATGTAGACACAAAAGACGAAGTATTAAGTAAATCATATAATGATTTAATATATTTCGGTAGGGCATTTCTTCCTAAAGACTTTCTTAATAAGAGTTCTTCTCCCCCATTTCATTACGAGGTAGGTACGAAACTTATAAGCACTAAGCCTGGTGCTAGGATTTGTAATATACTGCCACGTGGATTCGGCAAATCTATACTTGCGAAAGCTGCAATACTGCATAAAGTATGCTTTTCTGCTAAAGATACTAGGAATTTTATAGCTTGGGTGGCAGAAGAGCAGGGTCAGGCAATAGACCATCTAAAGTACATTAAGACGCATTTGGAGTATAATCAGCAGATAAGGTACTACTTCGGCAATCTTGCTGGCGATAGTGTTGGTAATAGGTGGACTGAGAAAGATATTGTTACATCTAAGGGCGATAGGATTATTGCTAAGGGTACATCACAAAGACTTAGGGGTCGTGCTGAGATTGATGTTAGGTATACTGGAATCATACTTGATGACTTTGAATCAGAGTTAAATACTAAAACTCCAGAAAGAAGGGAGCTTATTAAGCAATGGGTCGTTTCGACCGTCTTCCCAGCACTAGAGGAAACCCCTGGGAATGAAGGTTGGATATGGCTTAGTGGTACGATAGTGCATTACGATAGTTTCTTGCAAATGATTGTTGAGGGGTATAATAATGCTAAGAGGGAAGATAGAGATTATGTGTGGGATGTTACGTTCTATAGAGCATTAAACGATGGAAAGCCATTATGGAAGGAGCAGTTCTCTAAGAAGAAGTTAGAAGCTAAGAAGGCAGAGTTTGTAGAGGCAGGATTAATAAATAAGTTTGCACAGGAGTATATGAATGATGCCCGTGATGTCTCTTCTGCTGCATTTAGAATAAACAGAATACAGCACCATAATTACACATTTAGCAAAAAAGATAAGTTTGCGTACCTATTAGGCGATAATGAAGCAATTCCAGTAAATATTTATTTAGGAGTAGATGTTGCAGCTACTGCTACCTCTACATCAGATTATCAAGTTATATTAGTGTTAGGAGTAGATTCGAATGGTAAAAGATATGTTATTGACTATTTTAGAGAAAGGATACCAACTTTTGATGTTCCTGAGAAGATTATTGAGTATGCTAAGAAATATAGTCCTGTTAGGCGTGTCACTATTGAGACGGTGGCTGCACAAGAAATGGTAAGGGATATGGTCACTAGGATGGCTGCTCAGGATAGGAGACTTGTTCCTGGGATATTTAAAGGGGTAAGACCACCTGCTGGCATTAAGAAGGCTGATAGGCTTGAGACATCTCTTGGTCCTATAGTAAATTCTAAGAAATTGTACGTAAGAAAGGAGATGACAGAGATAATGGATGAGTTCTTTGAGCATCCTCTCCCAAGACATGATGATATACTTGATGCACTATACTATGCTGATTACTTTGCAAGGATGCCAAGGAGTACCTCTTTAAGTATTGAGAACTATAATAAGGATAGTAAAAAGGCTAAAGTTATAAAAAAAGCATACAATTGGATGACAGGAGCAAAAATATAGTTTTGTATATATTATATGTTTTATATTAGCTTATGATTGAAACCGACCCTAGAGCGGATTTAAACCAAGAGTTGTACCGCAAATGGCGTGATGCACGTTCCGATTGGGATACGGAAGCACGCAATGATATAGATTTCTATTTAGGAAATCACTTTACTACTGACGAATCTAATGACTTACAGGCTAGAAATCAGCCTGATGTGCCAATGGATAGAATTTCTCCTGCAATAGAGAAGCTGAAAGCTGTCCTTACGTCTAGACCGCCAGTATTCACTGCATCTCCAAGAGAGGATTCTGATGCCAAGATGGCTAAAGTATGGCAAACTATACTTGGATATATATGGGACTCTTCAGATGGTGATGCTCATATTAAAGATGCTATACATGATTATGCGGTAACAGGTCTTGGTTATTTATATGTCTATACAGACAGGGAGTCTGATTTTGGTAGAGGGGACATAAAGTTCACACATATCAATCCGTTTCGTGTTTATGTTCCTCCGTCATCTCGAGATAGGTGGTTTAATGATGCTGAAGGTATCATTCTGTCTACAATCCTCACAGGTGAACAAGTTGTTTCCCTCTACCCTGAATTAGGACCACAAATAGATGAAGAGACTGGCGAAACAATTCCTGGTCTTATAGAAGACCTTAATGCTTATAGCGAGGAAGATTATCCAGGGGCTAATAATAAGCTAGGCAGGAAGGTATGGACTCCTGCGGAGGCTAAAGATTTAGGTTATGCTGATACTAAGTATCAAGTATTAGAAAGGTTTTACAAAACTCAGGTTCCATTCTACAGGATATCAATGCAGCAAGAGAATCAGCAGGGACCTCAGGAGATGGTGCTTTCAGAAGGAGAGTTTCAGATGTTCCTGGAAGATAATCCAGGCATGTTCGAGCAAGGGCAAGCACAATTTGAACAGATAATGCAGACACGCATTGGAGTTACTTCCTCAATAGGACAAGTAGTCCTTGAAGAATATGTCTTGAACATTAATGAATATCCAATTATACCATTACCAAACAACTGGACTGAGACTCCTTATGCTACATCAGACGTATCAAGGGCAAGACCGCAACAGAGATTGCTTAATAAATTATGGCAGTTGGCAATATCTCATGCTCAAGCTTCTGCTGGACTGAAGTTATTAGTACCTGTAGGTAGTGCTATAGATGGTGTAGAGCAATTAGAGAAAGATTGGTCTAATCCTAATGCAGTAATAGAAGTAGATACTTCTCAAGGGGAACCTCATTATCCTGCACCTACACCTTTAGCTGCAGAGTTCTATAGACTTATACAGCAATGCGAGCATTATATAGACTTTATATTCGGACTTCCAGAGATGATGCATGGTTTTCCAGATAAAGCTCCAGAGACAAGCAAGGGTACTGATAAGATGATAGCATTAGGGTCTGATAGACCTAAGTCTAAACTTAGGGATATAGAGTTTAGTATTACTAAGTTGGGTAGAGTTATTTATGGATTGGCTAAAAATCATTATACATATGAAAAAATGTTTAGGTTAGTCCAGCCTAATAATGACATGTCAGAGGTTACTATTAACCTTTATGATGATAAGGTTGGAACTATTTCAGATATTAAGCGTGATAGGAATAATATTTGGCAGCATGATATAAGAATTGTTCCTGGCTCTACACTTCCTACTTCCAAATGGGCTGAGTTTGGTGTATATTTAGATGCCTATAAGATGGGATTAATAGATAGGACAGAAGTGTTGAAAAAGAATCCAGAAATATTTGATAAGGCTGGTATACTCCAGCGTATGAGTGAAATTGCTCAATTGACACAGCAGGTACAGGGTGCTCAAGAGCAAATTAAAAAATTGAAGGGAGACCTTCAAACAGCGGAAAGGGAGTCTGTAAGTAATCGTAAACAGGTAGAGGTTGGAAAATTCAAATCTCGCTTGCACGATATCTTATCAGACGCTAAAGCCGACAATAAAGTGAAAGCAAGTAAAATAGCTAATATGGTGCAGCTCGAATCAGAGAGATTGCGTAATTCTACAAAGGAAGTTGAGTCTGAGATGAAAAATCAGGCTGACTCTATGGGGATTCCAGTCCCACTCGATGAATTTGTGACATCATAAAAGGAGACGTTATGGAAGCAGAAGCAAAATCCACCGATTATAATGCTGATAATCAGGATGGTAGTGTTGATGAAAGCGGTTATGTAGAAGATGTTGCCGTACAAGGTCAGGAATTGGGAGAATTTCCAGTTGCTGACGGTGATTCTCAAAGCGAGACTGAACATGTAGACTGGCAAGAAGAAGCCAGAAAATGGCAGTCTATGTATGATAAGACTCAAGCTGACAAATCCAAGTTGGAAGGTGCAGTAGAGCAGTATGTAAGAGCACAGGAATCACAACAGGCAAATGTCCAAAAACCTAACAATGGACGTATAGCACTAACTGAAGAAGAGTTTAACCCTTGGGATGCTTATAATAAGCCAGAATCCAAGTCATATCAATTTCGTGCACAACAGGAGAATGACAGGATTAATTATAGCTTAGGACAGTATCAACAGCAAGTACAGGAACAGATGGTAGTTAATAATACCGTTAGTGAGCTTAAGAATAAGCACAACTTTAACGATAATGAGGTAAAGGACTTTATGCAATTCGTTACACAACCTAAGGAGAATGTCCCATTGGGCTCTCTAGTAAAGTTGTTTAAGGATAACATGGGAATACCAGTACGTCAAGGTCAAAGTTCGGTAGAAACTGCAAGGTCTGTTCAAAATTCAGCACCACGTAGTGCAGGTGTCCTTAATGGACAACCCTCATCTCAGCCTAAAAATGAAGAGACTAAGATGTGGGATAGCATTATGAATGCTGGAAGTCGAAGTAATGTTTTATAATAAAACAAAATAAGGAGTAAGATATGGCAACATATAGTGGTGGACCCTTATCGGCTAATGGAACTAGAACTCCTGGTGTATCTGCAACTGATTTTCACTCTAGAAGGTTATTTGACTTTAGTGATAGGATAGCAGAGTTGGCACCAGAAGAATCTCCATTTTTCGTATATTTGTCCAAAGTAGGAAAGGTACCTACGACAGACTCTCAGTTTCGATTCTTAGAAGACAGAACCAAGATATCAATTGCTGACAGGGCATTTACTGCACAGGCTGCATTTACAGCAGCTGCGGTTGGAAGTACTGCTGTGGCAAAATTTGATACTACGGATTCAACACCAGTCTCAGTTGATTGGTTGATTCCAGGAATGGTTATATCTTGTGGTACAGTAGATACGTCTACAGCTCAACCAGAGTGGTGTATAGTGCGTGTTGAGTCTGTTGTGGACTCAGGTGCTTATAGCACCGCTACGGTTCGTACTATTGCGAAAGCATCAGCGGCAGCTTTAACAGTGCCTGATGATGCTAAGTGTACTGTAATCGGAACTGCGTTTGAAGAAGGTACAGGTGCTCCAGATGTTTGGTCACAGAAGCTTGATAATGACTACGGTTATACTCAAATCTTTAAGACGGCTTGCGAAATGTCGAATACGGCAAGAGCGACTGTCTATAGAGGATATGCTGATGAGTGGCAACGCATTTGGAATTTGAAACTCAGAGAACATAAGGTTGATATCGAAAGAGCTATGCTGTTTGGGATGAGAGCACAGACTAATAGTATCAATTATACTGATGGTATAGTTGGTCATATTATTGCTAACTCTCAGGCTGAACTTGCTGATGAAGCTCAGGTATCATATAATGAAGACAAGGCTTATCTTAAAACGATAACTGCAGCTAACTGGACATATGATTCACTTCTAAGTGATTTTGAAGTTATCTTTGACCCAGCTAGAGGTGGAACAGCTTCTAAGTTGGCGTTAGCTTCATTGCCTGTTATCTCTCAATTTAATAAATTGGGGGATGGTGGTTTTGTTGATGCTTCAATGGGTCACAGTTCTAATCCGTATGCTTATAACTTTGAAAGAAGTCAAGGTTCGTTTGGTCATAAGGTAATGAAGCTTGAAACTATTCATGGTGATATAACAATGGTAAAAGAACCCTTGTTCAGAGGACAATCTGCTGGGTTCTTAGCTATGGTAGACCTTGACCATGTATCTTATAGACCTCTTGTTGGTAATGGTATGAATCGTGATACTCATATTACAACTAATGTGCAGTCAGCGGATGAGGATTTACGGAAAGACATGATTCTAACAGAAGCAGGTCTTGAAGTTTCTCTTCCAGAGACTCACGCATTAATACACTTGCAAGGAGTTTAAAATGAGAGCTGATTATCTAAATGTAAATAGTCAACAGACTGGTAGTTACAAGAAAAAAACTTTACTTGTAAATGCTGATATCACATTAACTGAAGCTGATAGCGGTAAGGTTATGTTTTTAGATGCTGCAGCAGGTACTGTAGCTGTTACATTGCCAACTGCTTCATCAGGAGAGGATGGGATTTATTACCAATTTATTGTTTGGGAAGAGACTCCATCAAATGCTATTACAATAGCTGCAGGTAGTGCGATTGTAAGTCTTGTCATGAAAGACCCAGGCGGCAATGCATCCAATTCAACTGCTGGTACTCAGGTTTCCAATCTTATTATTGGAACTAGTGCTGAAAGGGGAGATTATATTAATATGCTCTTCTTTAATGGTGAATGGACTGCTGACTGTTTATCTGGTATTGACAATGCTGTTACTACATCCTAATCCGAATCAATAAGGATTAACAGTTTTTGGGAACTGTGGGGTAAGTCAATAAAAGGCTTACCCCGAATCCCATAAAGTTTTTTAAACCAAGATGCCCATGAGAGTTGCCAAGCTCGGTAAGGCATCGTAACGTAGGAGAAAAAATATGGCATCAGCTTATGATATAACTCAAAAGAGAGGTTCTATGACTTCTACAGTAGTAGAGTCTCAGAACTTAGGATTAGGACAATCAGGATGTATTTTAATAGATGATACTGCTGAACATTTAGGTCCTTTTGTTGCTATCTCTGCATTAGAAGATGCGGCAATAGATACTTCAGAATGTGATATGGCTTGGGTAGATGATATAGCAGACTTTACACTTCCAAAAGGAATGACAATTTATGGGACTTTTACATCTATTGAATTAGATAGTGGTAAAGTTATAGCTTATTACGGACCAGGTAAAAAATCTTAATATGCTCGGACTTGGTAATAATCTTGCTCGTGGTGGGGTGCTTGGCTTTTCCAACAACTATTCACTTGAGTTCGATGGCTCGAATGATTATGTGGACTGTGGTGCTTCTGACAATCTTGTAACTGGTAATAATGTTACAATTTCAGCTTGGGTTAAAAATACAGGTACAGTTATTGGATATGTATTCCAAAGTCAAAAAGGTGTTGATTCTACAAATATAACTTTAATGATAAATGAGAATGCTTCTGGGGCTACTGCTGCTGGATGGGTTGGAGGTCTTGTCTGGAGTGGTTCTGCACATGGATTTACAGCAGCCGATGGAAGTATTGATGATAGTGCTTGGCATCATTTAGTATATACAACTACAGCGTCAGCACAAGTAGTGTATTTAGATGGAATCTCAGTTGCTACTTCAACACATACTTTTGCAAATGCAGCTTCATCTACAGATAGTACAATTATTGGAAATAATGGTGGTAATACTCTTGAAGTTACAGGGAATATAGACGAAGTCGCAATATGGAACACCGCACTTTCCGCTGGTTCTATATCCAATATCTATAATAACAGAGTTCCAACTGATTTACTTGCTGATTCCAATTCAGCGAATCTTCAAGGTTGGTGGAGAATGGGCGAT